TCCACGACAGCGACGTCGGCATCGGTAGCGTCAGCGGCTAATCTCGGCCCCGCGCAGACCATCCTCATCGATTCTGAGCAGCTATATATCACGGCGATCTCTGGCAATACCTTGACAGTGGAGCGAGGAGTCAACGGATCGACTGCGGCGACCCACAGCGGCGTCACGGTCTATCGGTACGACTATCCAGAGTTAGTCGTCCAGGCGGCTCTCGACCTGGCGAAGATCGTGTTCCGAGATCGTGACCTGGGAGCCGCCACGACTATCGGTTCTGGCGAGGCCGCGATCAGCGGTGCAGCCGGCGAGATCAATTCGATCCTGATGACCCTCGATCAGTATCAGGCGACTGGCATATCCAGCGGGGTGTTTTTCTGATGCCGCCTCCCACTCCGACGACGACGATCAAGGTCAAGGGGCCGATGTTTGAGAAGCCGACCCAGATCAGCCTCGGATTCACCGAGGCCGTCAACCGGGGCTTGCTTGATCTAGTCATCATCGAGGGCAGTAATAGAGTGAAGAAAGACTTGTGGGGGCCAACATCTGCGGAGGCCTACAAAAAATCAACGCCGAGTCAGAGACACGGTGCGAAGACGAGAACACTCAAGCGGGCAATTGGCGGGAGCGTTCCTAGAGACAGTATCGGGCAGATTGACGCCGGGGAAAATCAATACGGGGAGAACCTGATCTATTCCAGTTGGGTCGAGGGGATCAGCAGTAGGAACAAGACCTCGGTCTTCAAGGGCTACCACATGTTCCAGAAAGCCTATGACCATATCGACAACAATCCGAAGCTCTACGAGCAGTACATCGGCGACGCTCTGATCGAGGCGTTCGATTGAGCCGGTCGGGGGCATTGGCCCAGATCGATACGCTTCTCGCGGCGATCTCCGACCCGGCCTTCGTCGCGGTGTATCGCGGGGAGCCGCTGGCGATCGCAGGGACGCCGGTGTTGGCGTTCTGGCTGACCGGTCGCCGGAGCGACTTTGAGACCCTGGGCGACATCGGATCGGTCGTGACGGTGACGATACGAGCATATTTTCGGATGCAGGATTCGGCAGATGTTCGCGAGAGTATCGAGGAGGAGGTCTGGGATGCGATGTACCAGATCGACAGCCAGCTCCGGTCGGACGCCGACCTGGGCGGTAACGTCACCGACTCGTCCCTCGGCCCTGCGACAGTCGGATATCAGAATATGAGCGGCGGGGTGTTCCGCACGGTGTCCGTCCCATACGAGATGGAACTTTATGGCGAGGTCACCATCACGCCGTAGTGGCCCCAGGATGGCCGGAGAGCGATTTAATCACGGAGGACGTAGATGGCTAAGACTAACGGGCTGAACGTCCGGCTTTACGTCGAGGGATACGACCTGTCGGGCGATGCGAATGCCCTGAGCGGCCTGGGCTATACGTCCGAACTCCTCGACGTGACGACGCTCGACGTATCGGCGAAGAAGCGGATCATCGGGATCGTCGACGGGGAGATCAGCGTCGATGCGTTCTTCGACCCGGCGTCCTCCAAACAGCACGCGGTCTGGACATCCAACAGCGGCAAGCAACCGACAGCCGATCAGGACGTTCTCGTCCCGATGGGATCAGCGGTCGGCGATCCCTGCGTCGGGCTGGTATCAAAGCAAGGAACCATGTCCACGACCCGCGCTCCCGGTTCTGCGATTGCGGCGACAGCGACCTATTCGGCCAATGGCTCTGGCCCTGAGTTCGGGAAGATGGTTACCGCTCACGACGACACAATCACGTCCTCCACGTCAGGGACTGCCGTTGATGACTCCGCATCGAGTGCCAGCGGTGGGTCATGGTATTACCAGATTCTGGCATTCTCGGCAGTCGGCGGGAATGCCCGGTGGACAGTGAACCTGCAGCACTCGTCGGACAATAATACATATACAGATGTGTCGTCTGCCCATGTGACGGCAATCGGGGCCGCCAGGGCTGAGTTCTCCGGAACGCTCAACAGATACGTCAAGCATCGGGTCGTTATGGATGCATCGTCAGGGTCGATTACATTCGCAATTGGATACGTCAGGTTATAGGGAAATTTTAGGAGGAAATCGTGGCAAAGCAGACTGGACTGGGCGACTACTTGGCAGTGGATGACTCCGGCGGGACGCCGCGTGATCTCTCCAATGACATCGGCGATTACGGGATAAATATCGCGCAGGAGTTGGTCGAGACCACCGGCCTCGACAAATCGGCGCGGGAGCGGATCACCGGGATGTCCGACGGTGACGTGAGCCTCAATGGGACATTCAATGCGGCGAGCAACAAAAGCCACGACGTTTTCAAGACGCGCACCGGGACTCGGACATTCGATCTCCGAGTTGGCGGGAACACATCCTCCAACCCGAAGCTGGCGATGGAGATGCAGGTAGCGAGTTACGCTATCACGCGGGGAGCGGACGGGGCGTTGACCTGGAGCGTAACTCTGAACCTGTCAGATGGCACCGTCCCGACCTGGAGCACCGTGGCCTGATGGTCACCAGCACAAACGGCGTCACTGTCAGGCCGTACACCGTACAGCGGCGTCGGGCCATTCTTGAGTTTGCTGACCCCGACTATGCGGGAATGCACATCGAGACCCGGCTCGACGTCGATCTGCGGACGTTCCTCGACCTCCAGACCCTGGCGGGCGGTGCGGATGCTGACCCAGATGGCCTCCGCGCCGCGTTTCGGATGTTCGGGGACGAGATACTGGAGACGTGGAACCTCCACGACGAGGACGGCACCGAATTGACTGCGAACGCAGATGGGTTCCTGTCCCTGCCTCCCGCGCTCGGCACGGCGATCCTCGGCGCGTGGACGGCAGCGGCGACGACACCGGGGGAAGTCTCAGCCTCGACATAGCCAGATGGACGGCTGTGCGAGGCGGGACGTACCAGGACGGCAGGCCGATCAGCAAGCCTGTAGAGTTAGAGATGGCTGAGATCGTCGACGGCATCTGCCAGCGGTATAGCTGTCTGCCGTCGGCGGTATTGGCAGAGGACGTCGGAATATTGCGGATGCTCACGATTATCTCCGAGGGTAAAGTGGAGGACGACAAGAGTGGCTAACACAGTCACAATAAAAGTCGATGCCGACACAAAAACGGCCGAGAAGAACGTCAAGGGCATGGGGACGAAATTCCAGTCTGCCATGAAGGGCGTTGCTATGGCGGCTGGTGGCCTGACGTTGGCCGCTGGAGCGGCGGCGAAACTCGGCCAGGAGTATCAGGAGGCGACCAACACCATCGCCGCCGGTACAGGCGCAACCGGGGAGCAACTGGAAGGGCTGACCCAGAGCTTCAAGGACGTCTGGGCGACCGTTCCGCAGGACGCGGCAACGGTGTCGGCTGCGATTGCCGACATCAATACCGAGATGGGCTTGGAAGGCGAAGCACTGGAGGACGTGACGAAGGCGTTCCTCGACGTGTCGCGGGCGATGGGCGAGGAAGCAGGGCCGATGATCAAGTCGGTCGCAGACTCGATGCTGGCCTTCGGTGTACCGGCAGAGGACACCCGCCTTCAACTCGACAAGCTCACCGCAGTCTCCCAGGCTGTCGGTGTTCCGATGTCTGCCCTGTCATCGACGATTGTTAAATTCGGGCCACAATTGCAGACGATGGGTCTGAGCCTCGACGAGGCCACTGCCCTGGTCGGTAACATGGAAGCGGCAGGGCTATCGGCCTCCAAGATGATGCCGGGATTGAACACCGCCGTCCAGAAGCTGGCAGATGAAGGCGTGACCGATATCTCGGCGGGTCTCCAAGAGATGATCGCCAGTATACAGAACGCTGAAACAGATACCGAGGCAATGGCGATTGCGACGGACAACTTCGGGGCCGGGGCCGGTGTTCGGTTCAAGGACGCCATCGACAAGGGCGTTTTCAGCCTAGACGATATGCTGGCAGCGATGGGCGATTCTGAGGGTAAAGTCGCCGAACTCGGAGCGACCACCCTGACCATGAGCGACAAATTCGATATTATGAAGAATCGGGTCAAGGGCGCACTGACTCCGATCGGGAATCTTGCGACCAGCCTCGGCCCGATGGTGATCATGCTCCCAGCGATTGCCACCGGCATCTCCGCGATGGCTGCATCCCAGACGATAGCGACGGCGGCGACGTGGCTCCAGACGACAGCGATGGCAGCTTTGAACCTCGCGATGGGCCCTGTAGGATTGGTCATACTCGGAATTGTCGCAGCCGTCGCCGGAATTGTCCTCGCAATTAAGAACTGGGATAAGGTGACCGCCGCGTTCAAGGTGGTCTGGGATACAGTCTGGGGTGGCATCAAGGCAGTATTTGAGCCAGTCGTCAATTTCATTAAGGGCGTGATCGACGGGCCGTTCGGCTGGCTCCTCCCAGGCGGTGCGTTAATCAAAGGGCTGCTCTTCCTCAAGGACAACTGGGACACGATCTGGGGCGGGATGAAGGCTACCGTCAGCCTCGTCGTCGACGGGATCAAGGGCTACGTCAATCTGTTGATCGGTGCGCTGAACCTGATGATCCGAGGCGCGAACAAGATCAGCATCAGTGTTCCGAAATGGGTTCCTGGGATCGGTGGGAAGGGCTTCTCACTGGACATTCCACAGATACCGAAACTCGCAGAGGGCGGTATCGTCCGATCGCCGACCCTCGCAATGATCGGAGAGCGCGGGCCGGAGGCAGTGGTGCCGCTGGGCCGTGGAGGAGCGGCTGGGATCACGATCAACATCCTCGGCCCGTCCTACGGATTCGATGATTTCGAGGAGCGGGTCACCGAGGCGATCCAGGACGGCGTTCGTCGGGGCGGCTTCGGCGGCATCCTAGCGACGGCATGAGGTAGGATATGGGAAACGAACTCAAGCACGGCTCGGTCGGAACCGAACTCACGCAGGCCGAATGGGAGGCCGTCGG